TTTATCCTTAAACAAAATAAATTACTGAACCGCGAATTACAGCGGCAGAATATGCTGCGTTAGTATTATTTGACCCACCAGCGGCAAGTCTAAAACTAATTGTTGTTGCACCACTTAATAAAAGATTTAATGCGTTTGCATAGGTTGTATAAGTAATAAATCCACCACAAACACCTTGAGATGCAGCAGATGCACTAAAAGGCAAACCACCTAATAATTGGGTGCTGGCATTAGCCGTAACTGGAAAAGTTATGTCAAAAGCAGCCGTTACTTGTCTGCCTATTTTTGTGTAAGTGCAATTGCCAACTGTAAATGAAAGACCCGCCCCACTTGCATCTGTAGGTGTCCAAGTGCCTTCTTCATAGTCAGCCAACAACTCGCTTGTGCCTGAACCCGCAGTGGCAGAAAAGTCGATGCCTTTGCCAGATGTGCCGATGACTAAGTTGCCTGTGTACAACTGAAAGTCTCCGCTGGTGCTTTTTAGTTCAGCGCCCAAAGTAAGGTTGGCAGCAGTAAAACCACCTTGCGGGGTGTACAAGCGAATATTCTCGCCATACAAACGCATATTTTCGGGGTTGCCCACATCGTTTTCAGCCGACAACGCAATGTTTGTGTCGTACTTTGTTGTCATCCAACGATCAGAAGCAAGTTTTACATCTAATGGCCCTTTAGGTGCATTAGAACCAATGCCCAAACGATTGTTTGTGTCATCCCAAAAAAAGTTAGCATTGTCTTGAGAATAAACGCCCGATGCGCCAGCAAAGACAACAGACCCCGCAGTGAACGCAGTTGTTGTGCCTGTGCCGCCATTAGCAACGGGCAAAGTCCCACTCACATGGGTTGTAAGGCCAATCTTGCCGTAACTTGGGGCAACTCCAACGCCACCCGAAATCAAAGCATTGCCTGTTGCTACGTCAGGAAGTTTTGCAAGGGTTGTTGTGGTGTTGGCATAAAGCAAATCACCCACAGCATAAGAAGTCTGACCCGTACCACCCGCAGTCGCAGGGACAACCTTCCAACCAATTACTTGAACAGCACTTGCATTGTCTTTATAAAACAGCTTGCCATCAGTAATGTTGATCGCCAACTCACCATTAGCAAGGTTTGCCGCCAAAGGAACATTGGTAGCTGTACTGCTGAAATACAGTTGAATTGGGGTGAATCCTACTTGTGCCATATTTTTACCTTACTTTGCAACCCAACCCGTGTTACCTGAACCAGATTCTTTGATGTACAAAGTTGTATTAGCACCACCATCAGTGCGAGTAAAAAGCGACCCAACTGGCGCTGTAACAGCACCTTCGGGTGTGCCTGTACCAACCAACCATTTTTGTCCACCATTCCAATTGATTTGACCTTGTGCAGTGTTAAAACTTATTTGATCGCCAAAAACTTGCGGAGTTCCTGATGGAAAAAATGTTTGCCCTGTTTGTAACCCGCCATTTAATGCTGGCTGATAAAAGATTTTTGATAACGCTAATGTTCCCGCAATTTGAGAATTGCTACCCACGGGAATTGAAATATCACAACCACGCACATAACCATTATTACTGGATTGAATGGCAACACCCGATGTTTTTGATGCTTCCCATAGACCATTTATAAAAGTAATTGCTTGGCAATATGCCGTATTTCGCATTGCATTTGGAATTGATGGGTTGTTATATTCCCATGCTTGACCCATACGAACCAAGTCGTAACTTATTGCTTCAAAACGGGGCGCAATAAATGTAATCTCACGAATGTTTGGCGATGTTCCACTAGTTGATGTTCTTTGGTCTAGCGTTGCGCCACGCAACGAATTTTCAAACCTCATGCCGACAAATGTTTGATTGCAAATTGTTTCGTCAATTGCATCGGGTTGTAAAACAAGACAATACGCTGCCGCTTGAATAGAACATCCTGTCCATGTGCCAAGTGTGCAATCTCTACCCAACTGAATACCAACATAATTGGCAGAACAATTCACTGCGTTTGCGGTGATAGGCCAAGAATTTCTAGCATAAATACCAGTTGCAAATCTTCGGATAAAAATGTTATCCATGACCACATCAAGAGCATTATTGAGTTTTAATCCCGTAGTTGTAGTGTCTGCGGTTGGAAAAGTTGGTGGGGTTGTTGCCGCACAGTTTTGGCTTTCAGGGCCAATAATTCGCAAATTGCGGATAGCAATAAAAGACGCTTCACGATATGTAAAGTTGTTTCCTGTTGCGCCAATCTCTAATGCAGCACCAGTTGTTAAAGTGCTATTTGCCCAATTTAAAGTTGCACCATTGCCTTCAATGATCCATCCACGGGCATCCATTTCAACATTGGCAAGCAAAGTTAAATTGCCGCTTAAATCATACTCACCCGCTGGAATTGTTAAAGTGCCGCCTTTTTCAAGATCACGCAAATAATCTAGTGCTTTTTGAAAAGCAACGTTATTTGCCGTTCTGCTATTGCTTGGACTAGCGCCAAAATCCCTTACGCTTACAATTTCACGCATTTTGTCTTGCGCTGATCGAGCAACCGCATTGGTTACATTTGGCTCAAAACCAATCCAATCAGAACCATCATCATCGGCAAGATTTTGCACATTGCCAGTTTGACCTTTGAATCCAGTAAATGCAGTTTGAGCCGCTGTTTGACCAGATGATGAATTGATTTGTGATGTAGTAAATTTTACCAACGCCCCAACATGAAGCCCCGAAATAAAAGTTACTGATGTGCTACTGGTTTCTAAGAACGCATATGTTGCACCAGGCCCATACTGATTTACGCCATCCACAAAAACCGACAAACTGTTTGTGCCAGGCTGATAAGCCATTGTGGTCAAAGTAAAAACAGTTTGACCCGCAGTTGCAGTTTGGATTTCTTGTTGGTTTGTGAAGTTTATAAAATTGGAATTGATGCCAACAATGTTGTCGTAAGTACCAATTAAAATTTCACTTGAGTTTTTGATAACAAACTTGTAAGTAACGCCATCAGTCAACCAAATTTCACCGCTTGGCACACGACCCGCTGAATCCAAAATAATAGGATTTGAGTGGGAAATAGAGCCAGCGCTTGTGGTGTATGTTGTAGCGGGTGTTGATGACCCTGCGACATAAGTGTAAATCTTGCCACCCGACAGCACATTGCCATCATTGTCAAAAAATTGGGCTGCTACGCCTCCAACTGGTGATAAATTAACAGCCATGTTCTTTCCTTAAATGCTCGGTGTAAAGACTTGGGGCAACCAAGGGGCAACCACAGTTCTTGCCGCTGTTGCCGCTTGCTCATCAAGCCTTGCCTCAACTTGTGCGCCAATGTCTCTTGTAACCCAACCAATAACCATTTCCTCGGTCACATCAGCAAATGGAGTTGTCAGAACAGGCTCGGCAAAATTCCACCATCCCTCTGTTTCAACCCCGTTTTTAGCGCAGAAATACCTAGCGCCTGTGATCAGATCGCCATCGGCTTGAATTTCTAGAATTTTCCACATCAGAATGTGCCTCCAAGAACGCCACCAGTTGCGGTCAAAACGCCTGTGGATGGATTAAATTTCAGTTTAGTGGATGATACCTTGATTGGCAAATTTCCTGTAGTGGAAGTTACCCAAGAAAGGTACATCTCAGAAGCCGTTGTGGTGTCATCGGTAATTGCCACATTATTGGCATTTGTTGCCGTTCCCGCAGTCGTTGCAGAACCCGCTGACCCGTCAATGTTCACGCCTGTCAGGGATTGTGCGCTACTAGATCGATTCAAAGCAATGGCAGTCGTGCCAATGTAAAGGCTTGAATTGCCCAATACACCGCTTGGAATCGTTCCCGATAGTTGACCCGCAGGGAGGCTTGTCAAACTCGCCCCAGAGCCGCTAAAGCCCGTTGCCGTGAGCAATCCTGAACTTGGGTTGTAGTTGTACTTGGTAGAACTGACCAAAGTGGTCGCAAGATTGCCTGTGGTCTGATCAGCAAACAGGGGATAACGCACCGCATTTGTGGTAGTGTCATCTGTGACTGTGGCATAAGCCACGGGGGTTGTCCAAGTGGGTGCGCTTGCGCCATTGGAAGTCAGAACTTGACCCGCTGAACCCGTTGCACCCGACACAGCCAAAGTGCTGTTGAAATCTATTGTGGTGAATTTGCCTGTTGATGCTGTAGTTGCACCAATGGACATATTGTTGATCGTGCCAAGGTTTGTCGGGGCAATCTCAATCGCACCAGTTCCTGTAGGCTTCATGTGAACATGGCCTGTCCCTGTGGGGCTAATGTCAATCTGAGCATTTGCACCATTCATGTTTGTGGAAACATTCAATGTCAGATTGTCGCCACCACCACCGCCCCATTGAAGTTGGGCAGTGCCGCCAGCATTACGCAAAGCACCGCCACCACTTGTCGCAGCATCAAAATAAGGGCCAACAAACTTGGTTGTTGCCGTGATCGTTGTGCCTCGCACTGTGTTTGCCGTTGTCCCACCAATCGCAGGGGGTGCAGACAAATCTAATGTGCCACCCAATGTCAGATTGCCTGTGGTGGTTACTGTGCCACTTAGGGAAATCCCTGAGACTGTGCCTGTGCCGCTAACCGATGTGACAGTTCCCGATGAGGCATTTATCCATGCGGGGATGCCGCCTGTTAAGGATAAGACTTGACCATTTGTTCCCGCAGCCAAGAAAGCTGTTGTGTCAGTTGCGCTTTGGTAAGGCAAAGAGCCAGCCGCACCACCCGCCAAATTAGTGGATTTGGTTGCTGTGGTGGCAGTTCCCGCATTTCCTGAGATTGATCCTGAGATTGTGTTTGTCACAGTCAGGTCGCCAAGAGTGCCAAGCCCTGTGATGCCTGAGTAACTTCCTGAAAGCCTGGCACTGTCAATCGTGCCACTTGTGACTTGCGTTGCCGCTATTGAAATGCTTGTGCTTGCCGCCAAAGTCAATTGACCTTGAGCATTTACAGTGAAAGTGGCAACTTGAGAAGATGAACCATAAGCAGCCGCTGTGACCGCTGTGTTTGTGATGCTGAAAGTGTTGCCTGTCAGCGTCAGTCCTGTTCCCGCAAGGTAAGAACCCGCACCCGAAAACTGAGACCAAGGCATTGGGGTCACATTGATTGTGCCGCCCTGATTGGCAGTTGAAACCCATCCTGTGTCAGCTAGGGTTGTCCCTGATTCGATAAAAGTGAACGCAGATGGCACTTCAGCCCATGTGTTCATGTCGGCTGATCTTGCCCAAGCGGTGCTAGACGCAACATAAATGCCGTTGAATTGGCTGCTTGACTGATTCTTGACAAGAATCCGATCACCCGCTGTCAGTGTTGATGTCCAATCACCACCCGCCTGAACTGCCAAGCCCGACAAAGTAATGTCAGCAGTTGTGGAATATACGCATGAAGCCTTGACATCAAGACCTTGTGCAACCGAATCCACATAACCCTTGTTGGCAATGTCTGTATCGCCAACAGGAGTGGTTGCAATCGTTCCTGTGATGGTCGCAATGTTTGTAAAGGTTGCGTTCTCAGGGCCATAAAAGGGCGTTCCCGCTGGCCCAACAAAGTATTGGAGGGCAAACGATGGTTCAGGGGCAAAAACGCCCTGAACGGGGACAATGTTGGTTGTCTGAGTGACAGCCGTATTGTTTGACATTATTCGAAATAAACAGTGACGCTTGCTGTGCCGCTAATGACAACATACAGACCATTTTCACAGTTGATGCCATCATAGAAGTTCATGTTCGTTGCCGCTGTCAGGGTGTAGGTGTCAATGATCTTGACATCTGTGCCTGGGGTTTGGGCATCGTACACAGTGATTGTTGGGGAACTGGTCACGCTACTGCAAAAAATGCCTTTTAGTTTGCCAGGCTGATTCTTCACCAAAGTGGTAGCGGAAATCTGTGAATAGTTGGACATGATGATCCTTTGCAAAGGTGATTAAGTTTAACGATTTTTGAGCCAATTTCCAAGATGTCCTTGGAACATTTTGTGTCCAGTGTGTCCCATGTGCATTTCAGGGTCAATCCACACTTTCCCGCCTATTTTGCGCCAGCGGATGCAAAAACTGTAGTCCTCGCCCCACTTGTAGTCATCCTCAAAAATATGGTCAAAAAGAGGATAAAAACGCTTCTCACTGTCTGCCTCATATCTGTGGCTCTCGGGGAAAGTCTCAATCAGTTTAGCAATGCAGTTTCTTGAAATCTTTAAAAAGCCCGTTGGAACGGCTTTGACCTCCAATAATCCTGTCTCAGGATTTGCCCACAATTCTTCTTTTTCTAGGTAGTGAACAGCGTATTCGATGGGGTCTTTGCGTCTTGGGTAGATACCCGCCACCAAATCTTCGGGGGCATCGATCAGTTTGAGCAATGCGCCAGCTTCCCATGAAACGTCATTGTCAACAAATATCAGTTGATCACAATCCGATTCTTCAAAGAATTTAGTCGCTGTGATACTGCGAGAGTCTGCAATTAAGGCATTGCCAATGTCATCCACAAAGGTGTAGGTGTCGCCCCGTTTAATGAGTGTTGTCAGGTCTGTGAACAGACATCTCATTGTCCCCATGTGAACCACGCCCGTGTAGGCGGGCATTGCAATCATTATGTGCATTTGTTCTCCAAATAAAAAAGCCACCCCCCGATGTGGAGAGTGGCCTTATCCATCAATTCACATTAAGACGTAATGCCAATGTTCTTGATAGCGGTGATGATGGCGTTCACTGCCGCAACTGTTTCAGCAGTTGAGGGAGTGGCTGTCAATGCGGTGATAGCACCAGCACGAACAACGGGAGTAATGCCATAAAAACCGACCTTGCCGCTAACAGCGCCCAATTGGACACCATCGGAAGCACTACCATTCATTAGGTAGTTGACTGTTTGCGTACTTGCTGCGCCTGGATTAGCCATGATGCGTTTCCTTCCTAGTTAATTAAGCTGCAACTCGGCAAGCGAGTTCAGGGTACAGAGGGGCCCAGCCGTAGAGTACATCTACACGGGTTGGGATCGAATCATTGTTAATCGTGTATTGACGAACAACACGCATTGACAAGCCAAGTTCCTTATCGGAAGCACGACCAGCGAACACAACGCCATCAGGCAATTCCAAGTCAGCAGTAGCCAAGGTGAAAGCATTTTTGTGCATAACCAAGTTCTGTGGTGACACAGTACCAGCTTTGTTGAATGGAGTCACAACAGCAGTGGTGCTTGTTGAACCAATGATGGTCACGTTTTGGAACTGACCGCCTGTGATGATCGCAGGGGAAACAGTCACAGCAGTGCCGCCACCAGAAGCAACAGTCGTTTGAGCAGTCACAACGAAGTTACGCAGTTTGCCAGAGCCGTAAGCAGAACGATTCTGGGGGTTAACAGCGTACACGCCAGCGATCTGGATAACGTCACCTTGGTTGAGGGTAGCAGTACCAGCAGACGACACCAAAGTGATCGTAGAAGTTTGCGCCCAACCAGAAGTCAAAGAACCAGTGAAAGTGGTGGTGTTGGTGGAGAGGGTGTCGGAGTATGAACCAAATGTTTGGTTCACAACGTTCTGATCCATCTTCCAGTTCATACCAGCAGAGTCACGGCCCATCATGCCTTTTTGGTATTGCTTGCCAATCACATCGGATGGAACAAACAAACCCTTCAAGCTGTCCACAATAGTTGCGCCAGTGAAAGGCTCAACGATGCATGAACGACGACCATCACGGGGTGCGCCCTCTGAGTCCAAGTAAGCACCAGCGGTCAAGTAGGTGAGCAAGGATGTGGGAGGAGTGCCAGCAGTACCAACGATGTTGGCAGTTGCGTTTTTAGCCATTGTCAGACCATCAAAGTCAATCTTGTTGGCTACGGCTGCGACAGCGGGCTTCAACACACGATCAGAGAACTGATCAAGGCTCAAAGCCAAGTCTTGTGTGGTGAACTGTGTGTCAACGTGGAACTGAGTTGACAAAGTAACGGGAACAGAAGTCTCGTTAAAGTCCTCAACGTTCAATGCAGGGCCAGAAGTACCGATGAAACGGCCTGGTCTACGAACGTTCAGTGTGTTACCGATCTTTGCGCCTGAAACAGCGAATTGATCATCATAGTTGCGGTCAACTTCGCTAGAGAAAGTCAACTCGTTTTCCAAGACCATCAACGCTTCGTTGGTGATCATGGAGATAGTAAGCAGATTATTGCTCATTTTATTTCCTTAAAAGAATGGGTTTATGTCAGCGGATTCGCCCTGCAAGTCTAGCCGCTTTCCAAGCCTGATACGAACCATGAAAATTCCCATCGGAAGTCAGATTCACATCACGCCCATTAGCCGCAGACCTGATCGGGTTGATCGGTGCTGGCGCTTTACTTTTCCCAACAACAGTCTTTGTCTGAGGCTCTGCCTTTTCAAACTGAGCCTCCAATCTCCCAATAGTTCTCAATGCGGATGTGACTGTCATGCCTTGCAGTTTTTCGGCAATTTCGGGATTCTCAGCCAAGTGATACAGCACTTGAGGGCCAACATCTGATTCAAAGATTGCATCACGCACTTCGTTGCTCACAACAACATCGGCTGACCCAACCATTGCCTCAAAATCAGGCATCTCAGCTTTGGCAGATTCAACTCGCTTTGCCCAAGTGTTGATCACTTGTTGCCTTTGAGCCTCTACTTTGGCTTGTGCTTCCTTTTGCTTTTCTTCCGCTAACCGCTGATCCACTTTATAGTCTGTCAATGCTTTCGCATATTCATACATATCAGTGAACTGCTCTGGTCGGGGTTCTTCAGACGATTCAACCTTTTGGGGCTGAGTTCTGCCTTCCAATTCCCTGACCTTGGCTTCTAAAGATTCCCTTGCTTCACGCTCTCGTTGGGCTTCTGCCCTTGCTTCCTCACGTTGCTTGGTTATCTTCTCAAACCGAATTTCCAACTTAGGATTTCGTTTTCGATCCTCTGTTGCTGTCGCTTCCTCTGACGCTTCAACTGGTTCACTCTGCCCATTATCGACCTCTGGCGGCTCTGCAACTGGTGCAGCCTCGCTAGGCGTTGAATCAGCTAAACCCATTCTCTTAGCGTTAAATTCAGCTAAATTTTCACTTGTCACCACAGTAGTGGAGACCTTTGGTTGTGCAACTTGCACTTCCTGAACTTCTGACATTGAGTTTCCTCAAAGAATTTTCCCAGTGAGCCTCACTGGTAAGGTTTGAGTAATTATTTACCCTAATTCATTATCTGTCAATTATTGCTGCATAAATGGATTTTGTTCGTGATCAATGTCCATTGCCGCACCCATCGCATACTGCTGTTGTTCAGCGTTCAAGCGGTCGATCTCAGCCAACAATTGATTGGGTGACATTCTTGCAATAAGCATTTTGACCAACGCATCAATCTCAGTCTTATTCTGCTCAGTAACTGCTTTGACATTGGTTTGATTAACTTTTGCCTCGTTAATAGTCTCAGTGTTGTGCGCTCTTGCGGTGACATCCATGAGTTTGCGCTTAGTAGCGCCTTCCTCTTTGATCTGTGCCACTTGCATCCGATTGTTGATCTCAAGACCAGCGGCTTGCAATTGTTGTTGCAACTGCTCAATCATCTGCTGAGACTGAGCCAAACGCATCTGAACTTCAGGTGGGATGTCTGATTTCTCATCAATCTGAGCCAATGGGTTCATGGCGGCAAGGCGGTCTGCAATCACATCAGCGCCTGGGAAGTCCATGTTTCTGAACACCAAATCACCCGCAATGTTGAACAGTTCTGCGTTGCCTGTAAGCAAGGGCATCATGCTTTCAACGGCTTGTTGGCGCTTGGTTTGGAAGCCAGGCCCTGTGTCCATCACCACATCGTATTCACCCACAGTCACATCGTTCAGCACTTCACCGATGGCGTTGGCTTGGTTGATGGTGGTCATGTCGGGTTGACCATCTGAGCCAATGATTCGCATCACTCGCTCGGTGTCGTAAATCTTGGGAATCAAATCCAAGATGATTTTGCCCGTCTGACGAATCGAACGGGTCATGTTGTCGTAGAAGTGGAAGTTTGACAGATCAACTTGGTTCTGTTGACCAGCCAATGCCTTGCCTGAGATATTCCCGCTTGGCAGTTGGTTGGGGTCAAGAACGCCCAAAACCATCTGCAAGTCTGCGGAAATAGCGCCAGCCGCCTCCATGATGCCTGTTGGTGGTGGTTCAGGCTGAAGTCGGGTTGGTGCGGGTGCGGGTTGACCCTCAATGTCCTTCTGTTTGTAGCGCAGAACAGGGGTTGACTTGATGTTAGCCATTGCCCATTCGTTCTCATGTCCCTCGTCTTGACCCTCGGCAAGCAGCCACTTAGCCTTTGGTGCAAGGGCGACACTTTCGGTCATGGATGTGCGCCAGAAGTTGTACATCCGCTGTGGGTCTTTAGCAAATCTGACCAAGCCGTATTTCTTACGCTTGTCATCAATGATCACTTGTGCGCCATAACAAGGGACAACAGGGATGTATTTACCCGCCCATGTCTTTTCCTCAAGGATTTCCATTGCGGTGCATTTCATCCACTTCACTGCCTTGCGGAAGCTGTCACGCTCATCAACCACAGTCAGACCCGATGCCTCTACACGGGCAAAGAAGTTGTCTGAGTCGGCAAAGCCTGATGTGCCATCACTGAGCAAATACAGTTTGGCTCGTTCACGCTCAATGTAGAAGTATTCGGCAACCCGAATGTCCTCTTTGGTGAGCCATGAGGCTGTGTCATCACCAGTGGAACGCTGCTGAAAGTTTGCCCCATCATCAGCGCCTGGGTAATTCTCCCTAAATATCTTCTTATCCATCACTGTGGTGATCAAGCAACGTTCTGCGTCTGAGCCATCAGGGAGGATTGAATTGGGGTCGAAATAGACTGTGAAAGGGTTATCGATGGTGTCGATAAAGATTTCCTGATCAAAGGAAGTCTCACTCACATACTTTGTGTTGACACGCCAATAGCCCCATCCCATGCGAACTGCGTAATCAAACGCTGTGTCATAGGCGGTGTCTGCGTTGGAGTTGACCTCAATGTGGCGGGTGATGCCCTCAATCACTTGGGCAATCTTGTAGTCAGCCAAGTTATTAACGGGATGCACCTTAATGCGGGGGCGTTGCATCCTTTGCTGATTGGTCACTTGACGAATGTATGCGTCAATCTTGTTGATCGTCAGACATGGGCGTGATTCAAGGTTGCGTGAGTTTTGAATCTCAACAGGCCATTGGTCGCCAGCGGCAAACTTCACATCCATCAACGCTTCTGCTCGGTTGGTGGAGTCGGCATCGTTGACCAAGCGCCAGAACTTGATCACCTCGTTAATCTTGTTGTTGTTTCCTGATTCGTCTTGGTAAGCCATATTCAGCCCTTTATTGATGCCTAATTATCCCATCCATCCGCTTGCCATTGCAATCTGCGCTGACTTTTTGCGTTTAGGCGGCTCTTTAATCATAAGGGCAATGTAACGAAATGCGTCTGCCCCGTGTGAGTAGTGGTCGTGTAGCGGGTTGCGGCTGAACTGCCCTGTTTCGGGGTCAACCTCGTACCGATAGTGTCTAAGGCAAGCCAAACCATCCGCTGTGTGTTCCCTGTCAAAGTAGCAATTAGGGAAGATTGTCCTTGCGGCATTGATTGAGTCAAGAACAGGCACTCTTGGCATGATCTCGGTCTTGTACCCTGCGGCTCTCACGATGTCATCAATTGACCGACCCGCTGCCGCCAAGGTCTTGTTCTCTGCGTCATGGGGAAGCCAAATCTTGTCATACACATACCCATAAGTCTGCATGGTCGCCAAGTAATAACTGATGGTCTTTTGGCTGTCCTCGATGTAGCGGATTAGCCTGGTCTCCATGCCCACAAACTGCAAAAACCAAATGGCTGTGCTGTCTGACCATCCCAAGTCAAAGATTGCGTGAACTGGCTTTGTAGCGTCATAAGGCACACGGCAGATTCGCCCATCCTTCTCGGCCTGTTGCATCTCTTTGGCAAAGATCGCCCCATCCACAGTCTGTCGGCATAAGCCTTCCCACACTTGGTTATAGGCTTCCTCATCCCTTGCTTTGAGGGCATCTTTCTCAAGTCTGAGGGTGTCGGGAAACCAAGGGTTGTCGTACCAATTCACCTTCATGGTGATGCAATCTGCGGGTGGGTTTGCCACAAACCTTTGATAGGTCTCGTCTGTCTCCAACTCAGGGTTGAAGCTGATCCATATCTCAGAGCCTTCCTTTCGGATGGTCGGGATCAGGATGTTCCAACTTAGGCGGCTGGTGGTCTGCGCTTCCTCAACCCAACAAATGTCAACGCCCTCATAGGATTTGATGTTTGAGACATTGTTCTTGAGGCCAACAAAGCTGAACTCTGTGCCGTTTCTGCCCCTGATGCTTGTTTGAGTGATCTCGTAGAAGCTAAGTAAGCCAAGACTTTCGATCTGGTCGCACAGTAACTTGTGAACCGAATCCTTGATGGATGTCTGAAACTCACGGGCGCACAGTATGCGGATTGGGTCTTTTGCGCCTTTGATCAGTAACGCTCGGGCAATTCCCCAACTCTTAGCCCCGCCCCTTCCACCATAAAGAACCTTGTAACGGCTCTTTTTAAACAGACCTTCCAACTTGACGGGAAACTCTGCCTTGGCAATGGCATCGGTTACATCGCTCATTCGGGCTTAATGAATGTGACTTGAATCCCACCCAATAGGGGTGTTCCATCTGCGTTCTCAATCGTTGTCGCCTGAACCGCTTTGCCATCCACTCGGTCGATGATCTCTTTGATCGCCCAAGGCTCTCCCGCCTCGGCTTGTGTCACCAGTTGGTCGGCAATGCTTCTAAGGCGGTGAGGCTCTTGTGTCAGAACAAGACGCAACTTATCGTAGAACATCCTGCTTTTGGCAGCATTGTGATTCCCGATTGGTGCGCCTCTCTCAGCCATTTAATTTAATTCCTAAGTCCTTGAGCCTAAATTACTTTTTTGTCTTAGGCGTTGGTTTCTTATCAGCCTTTTTCTCGGCTTCACGCTTAACAGAATAGGCAATTGCCACCGCTTGCTTGGGTGGCTTGCCAGCTTCTATCTCTTTTTTGATATTGGCTTTAAGTGCCTTGGGGGTCATCGATGCTATTAGAGGCATTTTGTTCCTTTGACAGTTCAGCCAATAAGTTGGTGAGTTCTTGCACCGCACCGCTGATCTGCATTAACACCGCTTCATGTTGTTTGGCAGTGCTTCTGAGTTCCTCGATGCGGTTTGCTATTCTCTCAGCGTTCATCAGGAAGCGGCAATTGCACCACGGGTGTCAACACGCAACCAGCTTGAGCCATTTGAAAAGGCCATGATGGGCTGACCAGCAGCGCCATTGGACACATAAATCATTTGACCAGCGGGTGAGGCTGTTGGGACAGTAGCCACAGTGTAGGCTTGAAATTCAACCAAAGTAACCAATGGGTCAGCGTATGCTACGCCAGTTGCAATTGAGTTTGTCATGATGTTTCCTTTAACAGTTCCAGTTTTTGAGGGATGCCTTAGCCCGTTCCGCTGGGCCTTTGGCGTTTTTAACTACCCCCTCCATCCTAGCGCAAAATGATGCTTTGCGACCAGCATCGGCTTTTGTCTTTGGATTTGGGGCGGGTGGTTTCAAATTTGCATTGTTCTTGGCATTGTATTCAGCACGACCTTTAGCGGTCATTCCCGCACCTTTTTCAGTGGGGTTGTAGGTTTTCCCCTTGCCTGTGGTCTTATGGGGAATGGGCTTGTCGTGCTTTTTCGTTGCCATGATTATTTCTTCTTCGCAGTCTTTGCAGATTGTTTGAAAGCCTCGGCAGTGGGTGCGCCCTTTGCGCCTGGCGATCTCATGCGCTCGGGAGTCTTACCCGCAGCCTTTTGGCGCTCGATGCGCTCTTGCTTGGCATGGATGTTGGCATATAGCCCTTGTTTAGTCGCCATGTTTATTCCTCCACAACCGCACAAATGTCGGCTTCTTGAATGATTTGGTAATCTTGACCATCAATCTTTTGGGTGGGCCAATTAAGGTAATCCCCGTTTCCATACTTGATGAAGTCTCCCACTTTGACATCGTAAACCTTTGGGCCGATGGCGACAATAGTTCCCTCGTTAAAGGGTTCTTTATTGTTGATGAAAATAATATCGGACAGGTTTCGGACTTGTGGTTTTACCACAACACGATCACGCAATGGTGTCAGCATTTCTTGGGTCTCCCAGGCTTTTTCTTGACAGGAACAGAAACCTCAGTGGTCTCGTCAGTCATGATGTCGTACACGGGAAGTTTCACGACCTCAACTTGCATGGGTTCGTGTTGACCGCACCAATCGTTTTGGTGCTTGTTCTGCTGTTGGGGGCTTTGGCGACAGATGCCCATGATTTGCTGATTCCTGAAGAATCGGCAGTTTCCACAATTAGAATGTGATTCAGCCATTCAATACCTCTTTTATTGCTTGGTTAGAAGCGCCCCCAGATTCTCCGTCTGCGGGGCGTTTCGCTTTATTGGCAGGATTTGCGGTCGTGAGTGTAGCAAACGCCAGAGGACTTGCCACCTTCAAACTTGGAATCTTTGCCGACCTTGTTGGTCATAGCATCGGGGATGCGGTTCTTTACGCTGCCATTAGGCTTCATTTCGGGGGCGGGGTTGCCAGCCATCTTTGCGCTGTTGCCGTAGCCGTAGCCTTTGGGTTCGTTCTTGTTCATCATGATGATTCCTTATTTCAGGGTTAGTAAATACAAAGTTGAATTGATCAGATCGGCAATTTCATCAACGATGTTTTGCAGTTCTGAATCTTGCGGGATTTCTTCACGGGCTTCCTCAACAAACTTTTTCAGTTGTGTAAGGTATTCGGTGGGGGTTTCCTGTGGCTGATGCAGTTCATCAGGAAACTTTGTCATTCGGGTGTTGTAGCGACCTTGATAACTCTCAGCTAACTGGTCTGCCAAGTCAACAATCTTGGGGTAAAACTTGCCCAAAGCCTTGTGAATAGCGTATTCCCGTGTCTGCAAATGCTGAAAATGGGTAATCGTGCCACTGTGAAACAGAGTAGCCACGAACTCAGCAACTTCGGCATTTTTTTCCATATTTGCACTATACCAAAAAAAGCGGGGGAATCAACCCCCAAAAAGGCAACTGCATAGCCTATTCAAATTCTGCCACAAAAGGCAGTGGAACTTCAACAGGCCATCTTCCTTGTTTGCAAAGCAATAAAACTGTGCCAATGTGAGCCTCTGCCCACTTCTTTTGGCGTTCTTTCTTAGTCAGGTTCTTGCCCTGGTCAATCTCGTAATGACAAGTCAGGCAGAGTGCCGCAATTAAATTATCGTCAGCTTTGATGCCACGACCACGACCACCGCCCCAATTACTGTGAGCCGCCTGAACGCCATTGTCCATGCCACAGCTTTGACAGGAGAGACCCGCCACTAGTTTTAGGAGTTTCTGGCTTCTCACATAATGGTGTTTCGGATATTGCATATTCTTTGGTGTAAAACTTGTGGTTGTTTTCGCATTGACGTTTGCGGCTGACGAATTCAGGATTTGATCGGGTGTCCAAAACTTTAAGGGTTTCAGAGCCGCAACGGGGACACATCATGCTTGTTCCCTTGCTCGAATGGCATCAGCACAGGCTTCTGCATCCCAATATTTTCTTTGTGACCAACACAATTTTGCACACGCCTCACGCTCGGCTTCTACGCCAGCCTCATAAATCTTCTTAACCGCTTCACTAAAAGTCGTGTCAGAAAATTGAATAAGGATGCCGCCCATCAAAGCAGTACCACCCAAACTTTCAACTGTTTCAATTAACTCTTTATTCATGTCTCAATTCCTTTATTTGCCATCCATGCCAAGAGCCATTCAATGAACTCTGAGCCTTCTTCTTTCGTGAATTTGTGGCTTTGTAGCCCTAATTGAACAACTCGTTCCCCGTCTAGGCTTGGGGCGACCTTGCCCACCTTGCGCCCTGTTTCGTGCGCCCATTGGTCAATCAAGAGCCTTTTCCAATCGTCTGATGACCAGGCACTGCCAGCCGCCTTCATTTGCTTGGCAATCATGTCAATCAGGGCGTGAAACATATCGTTCTGATCTGTGCTGCGGGTGGCTTTTTTCACCTCTAAGCGCAGTTGTTTACCCGCCTGTAAGGTTTCTTTAATCTTGGGCCATAGGTCTTTCAACACAGTGTGGGCTTGTTGGGGGTTATGGAGAGAAACAATCATGTTTGCCTCACTACAACTTCAACTTTTGCCACTTCGCCATAAACCTTAGTGGCATGAATAGATGTGATCTGCGAATCCGATAAAAACACGATGTCTGACATTCCATCAAGCACCGCTTTGACAACATTGTCCAGATCGGGTTTTTTGGTGTGTTTTTCTTGACCGCTTAAACAAGCCTCAGTGCGTTTTTTTGAATATGAGGCGGGGACAGGAAAGGTCACATAAATAAACGCCTCTAAAGCCCCTTCTAGCGGTTCTGATGCACCCATAGCCGCTTTTGCCATCATCCCAACATCGGATTCATAGTTCTTGGTTTTTTCAGGTGTGTAGGCAACAGGGAACTTACCCCTTGTGGAAAACCTTGGTCTGCCCTTTGGTACAGGCTCGCCATAAATCGTGAACATGATCTGCATCATTTTTTATCTTTCTGTTCGTTCATGCGTTTTTTCAGGTCATCAGCAGCCGCTTGGCCTCGCCTCTTGGCAATATCCAACAGGGTTTGTTGCCACCAGTATTGGGCTTCTCCCCGACCCTCCTCCAAGGCTTTCTTGCGGTAGCGTCTGATCCATTCTTGGGCTTCTGTGTTCCTCATAGTCTCCTGTAAGTTCAAGCGCCCTTGTGATGACAAATTCGCTAAATTGTTGTCCTTCTCTGACCCGATCAAGAATTCTGTTTGCTTCATAGTGATTCACTTAGGATTCTCCAGGCTGTTGCTGCACAGAGAGGGACTTGTCCATTCCCAATGGCTTTAAGTCTGTCCACTCTAGAGGCCACCCCATCAACCACTCGACCCACGTTGGGTTCAGTTGCCCAGAAGTCGGAGAAACCGATTGGCTTAATAAGATTTGCTTGCCTATTGCTACTCGTCTTTGAACTACTGCATTGCTCATGTTGCCCCTGTCCCTGTTGTCTGAGGCTTGCGGGGTTGGCCATTTCTTTTTCATGTCCAGATTGATTGCATCCGACAGTTTCGCTCCAAACTTCACACCCGTAGTCAAGCTGGTTCTGACATATCTGCCGTTCACCAGATTTATTCCATTCTGTTTTGGACTCATCCAATCTGATGCCGTTGGTGTTGGAAATTTGGCTTCTTCTTTCCTCTTTTTTAAGGCTTTTCTGCTGTTGCTCCCACCATCTAATCCTGTTGTGTTGGGTGTGTGGAAGCTGTCCACGCCATTTGGCGACAATCCATATCCTGTCCCTCTGATGGTTTGCTCCAACGTCCGCTGCTCCCAACACTCCCCATCTCGCATCAAACCCCATTGCGGCCAGGTCTCCGAGAACTTTTCCAAGTCCCCTAGAAGTGAGCATTGGTGAGTTTTCCACAAAGACAAATCTGGGTCGTACTTCGTGAATGATCCTCGCCATTTGTCCCCACATTCCGCTTCGCTCTCCATCAATTCCTGCGCCTTTTCCCGCTGAACTAATGTCTTGGCATGGAAATCCTCCAGATACAACATCAACAATTTCTCGCCAAGGTTTTCCGTCAAAGGTTTGTACGTTATCCCAAATCGGGAAAGGCGGGAGAAGCCCATCATTTTGTCTGGCGCATAGTACGCTTGCTGGGTATTGCTCCCATTCAACTGCACAGACTGTTCTCCAACCAAGGAGGTGTCCACCAAGTATTCCTCCACCAGCGCCTGCGAAAAGAGCCAACTCATTCATAACCTACCTTTCAAGGATGCCATTTTTTGCCTTATATGTTCGGGGATTGGAACTGCTCGTTTTTTGTCAGCTTCAATCTTTGCCAAGGCGGGGTCTATTGTTGTTTTGGGTTTGATTTCAGGCACTTCTGCGCCATCCCATCGTTGTTGGTTGAGATAGACCAAAGGGGCGGGAATAAAAGCACCATTGCCTTTAAGCCATTGCTCTGTGGTTTTTAACCATTCAATGTGTTTGATGATCTGGTCGGTCTGGGTTTCGCAATAATGCTTCTCCCATTTCTTTTTACATTCTGACTTCGCACCCTTTCTTGTTGATGCGGGCCATGCTCGCCAGAATCTCTCAAACCCTGATTCAAATAGTTCAGGCATAGGTTCTCCAAGGGTGGATATACCACCTTTCTCCATCGATCTGTTTTCCATAATTCATCTTAATTTAGCTAACTAAAAACAAACGCGACCAAGTGCGCTTGACGGGTCAATTCACTTATAGACTGGGCCTTGTTCCACCGTTGTACCCAATCCTTTACCAGTCGCTTAACCAACGCTGGTCGGCAAGTCAGGGGGTGTGTCCTGTTGTCGGTGTTTTCTTCCAAGCCATCCATGCAAATGCGCTGCTGTCGTGTGGAGTACGGCTGCACGAAAAGAGGACATAAAAAAAGCCGTTTACTACTGCCCTCGGTAGGAACCCTGAAGTAAAAACCAAGGGCGAGAGCATGAGTAAACGGCTTCAATTTATTGCTTCCTACGGCAACGATTTAATTATAAGCACATTTTTTATTTGTTGTCAAACCACTCTGGCTTGAGGATCATCAATTGATACAAACGCCCCGTTGGGATCATCTTCCAATTGTGTACTGCTGCCCTGGTGATGCCCAAGATACGGGCAAGCTCACTCTGTGAGCCAGCAAGGGTGATAGCCTTTTGTTTATCCATTTAACAAGTATAGCAAAATAAACATTTAAGCATTTGCATAAATACAACATTAGGGAAAGTCCTAATAAAAGAACCTTGTTGTGTGTTTAGTTTGGTGTACACTTGCGCCATGCCCTACTTTTGGGGTCTATTTAGAAAGGAAGCAAATGATTGACTACAAACTCAAATACCACTTTGATGAATTCGTCACTTATGACGATGGCACAACCCTTGAAAAAGTCAAGGTCGGGTATGACTACTACCCAGAAGAATTTAATCTGCCCCATGACCACAACTCAGCAGAAATCTACGATGTGTTTGTCTTTAGCAAAAAGGGTGATGACATTTCTTGCGATCTGCCCTCATCCGAATTTGAACGCATTGTTTCTGAGGCCAAGATTCACCACACTCGTATGTTGAAAGAACAAAATGAAATCTAAGATCATCACAACAATTGTCGAATGGACATTGGCGATCATCATCTTTGGTGGTTGGGGCGTAATGCTCGCATGGAGAGGCTAATGACAAGAGATGAAATCATTGAGATGGCTAAACAGTCTGGTCTTATTAACAAAGACTATGACGCTAGCTTTTTAAATAAATTTACATATGCAGTTGAAAACTTTGCAAAGTTAGTAGAAGAAAATGTGCGTAGAACAATAAACGAAGAAGCCAAAGATTATTTGGAAGAACTACGCAAAAACTTTGACGCTGAAAGTGCAAAACAGCGATTGGAAATGTGGTCACAGGAGAAAAAAATTGATTGACAAATTCAAAGATTATTTCCGCTTGCCATCACCAAAAGAGTTGGCTGCTAAAGAACTTGAAATGGCACAACGCAAGCTGTTAGAGGCTCTCAGCGCACAAGAATATGCCAAACGCATGGGTGAGTATCACCAAGACCGAATCAAACGCTTAACAACTTATTTGAAAGACGAATCATGAAAATGTTTACATTTACCCTTCTTTGCACTCTCGGCATGGTTACAACTGGATGCTCAATGATGCCAGGCCATGTGCCATCACCACCCAACCAAGACCTGATTGTTGACAAGCAAGTTCAGCCAATGGGTCGCAATGAAGTGATCGATGCTGTGCGCCAGTGCGAGTCATCAGGGCTTCGTGCCATTCCCTTGTATGCAAAACGCAAGGTCGGTGGCTACACAGTTGAGACAGTGATTGAAGTGTCTTGTGGCCCTAAATACAAATTCTAAGGATCATCATGTCAATCGCTAATTTACTGACTTTGAATGTCAACGAACACACTGAGAAAAAAGCCAATCTGACTTATCTGTCATGGGCATGGGCATGGGCTGAAGCACTCAAGGCAGACCCCAAAGCATCGTTCAAGGTTGAGATGTTTGGTGACAAGTGCTTTATGGATATCAACGGCACAGCAATGGTGTGGGTCACAGTCACCATGTTTGATAAGCCAATGACTTGCCAGCTTCCCGTGATGGATCACCGCAACAAAGCCATCGTGAACCCTGATGCTTTCCAAGTGAACACAGCCATCATGCGTTGCATGACCAAAGCACTCAGCTTGCATGGTCTCGGTCTGTACATCTACAACGGGGATGATCTGCCCTCTTTCATAGAGCCTGAGTCAACCATTGAGCCTGACAGCATGACAGACTTGTTTGCGGCTATTGAGAACGCCACTACTCAAGACGAACTCAAGATTGCCTATAAAGTAGCGTATGCCGCTTGTGATGGCGACAAGGGTTGGCAGATCAAAGTTATTGCAGCCAAAGACAAAGCAAAGGCCAAACTATGAAAACAGATGAAGATGACGAATTCGACCGCATCGCCCATGAAGCGGAAATGAAAAGTGGTCAGCCATACCATTGGGATGTTTTTGTGTCTCCCTCACAGCGCAATCAGGTGCTTGAGGAAGTGGCAAAAGAAATAGAAAAAATGACAGCGTTTGGCAAAGACACAATCGGCAGTTTTACAGCATACATAAGGGGTATGAAAAAATGATTGAACTTATTGCCGCATTTATTGTTGGATGGATGTTAAGACCATTGGGAGATGTGTTTTTTTTCATATTGAATAACGCTATCAAAGCAACCATAAAGGATAAAAAATGATTGAAATGATGGATCAAGGCACAGAGGAATGGTTCACCATTCGCATTGGCAAAGTAACCGCATCTCGTGTAGCTGACGTTCTTGCCAAGACAAAGACGGGCTATTCAGCAACCCGTGACAACTACATGGCTCAGTTGGTGTGTGAACGCCTCACAGGTCAAAAGGGTGAGAATTTCACGAACGCTGCCATGCAACACGGCACAGAGACAGAACCCCTTGCCAGAGCCGCTTATGAGGCTTTACAGGATGTTTTGGTTGATGAAGTGGGGTTTGTACCCCATCCCTCAATAATCATGGCTGGCGCTTCTCCTGATGGCTTGGTGGGTGATGATGGTCTGATTGAGATCAAATGTCCCAACACAGCCACGCACATTGAGACTTTGCTCAGTCAATCAGTACCAAGCAAGTACAACACCCAGATGCAGTTTCAGATGGCTTGCACAGGGCGACAGTGGTGTGACTTTGTGTCTTTTGACAATCGTCTGCCAGAGGAACTTCAATTGTTTGTTAAACGTGTCCCAAGGGACAATATGTATATCAGACTAATGGAAGAAGAAATTGTCAAATTCTTGAATGAACTTGACATCAAAATTGCTCAACTTATGGAAATAAAAAATGTCTAAACTTTACGAAATTACCATTGTTTCAGGTAAATACAAAAACAAAGATGGTGTGGAAAAATCCCGCTATCAGAACATCGGCTCGGTCATTGAGACCAAGAACGGGCCGATGTTGAAACTTGACATGATTCCGCTTATAGATGGTGGATGGAATGGTTGGGCATACATGAATGAACCAAAGCCTAAAGACGATTACAAAGGCTTGCCAAAGGATGATGACATCGATTTTTGATTAACGGGTGAAAGCGGATGCTGGAGGGAGGTAATAGCCCTCGCCACTCGGAACACCTTGTGGCAAACAGACGCAGCGAGTAGCCCAACTATTTAGGAAATATCATGGACTATAAAGACGCATTTAAAAGAATTTTCGCCATGCCCGAATTCCCAAGAGTCAGGGCAAATGATCCCCTAACATCGTTTCAGGCGGCAGATTCCATCAAGGAAGCCGCCACCCAACACCATCAAACAATCTTGGAGTGCCTCCAAACACACGGGCCACTAGGCAAGGATGGCATCTCAGCTTGTACCAACTTGGACAGCAATCAGGTTGCCAGGCGGCTTAACGAAATGAAAATAATGGGCTTGATTGAACTGACAGGCAACACAGTCAAATCCAACTCAGGCAGAAGTGAAAGAGAGTGGCAATGTACCCAATCGAACTAGGCGGCAATCAGCCTGTTCATAGATTACGAACTTGTAATAAATGTGATGAGACAAAGCCGCCAGAGGGCGGGGTTGATATGGGACACAAATGGATTTGCCAAACTTGTTGGATCATGCGTTTGACAGGCAAACATTTGCGCCAAAACTTAACTCAGAAATAACGCTCTTTCGTCAATTCTGCGCTTTTGTAAGCCCTTGAGAACTTTGCCGCCAGCCATGCAGTACTTTAGAAGTTCCTCGGCAGCGCCCTCCATGTCTCCCCTAAGTACCTTTTGGCGCAGGGTTGACCTCTGGAGTGTGCCTAGCCCTACATTGAAAGAAAATGAAACCAGTGCGTCAAACTGTCCCTGAGTAAGAGGCACAGGACAATAAGAAGCCACGCCTTTCTCAAACCTAGTAAGGTCTGCCCTAAGTATTGCATCTACTTCCTCCATTGAATGTTTACGCATGGCTTCTGGCGGTGGCACAAAGGCATCTCGTTGGTCTATCTTAAGTTTGCCTTGCTCTGGAAACATCACATGACCAACCCCTACAGTCCACAGCTTTGCAGGGCATTTATAGGGATTCTGCCTCACGCCCTCGTGATGGCGAATCATGTGCAAGCACTTGTCTGAGATGTTCATTTGCCAAAAGCCCGACCACCAAAGTGGAAAGCAATGATTGAGGCAAACAACGCTTGGGTGTCAGAGTCCCAAAGCATTTCAGCCAACTCGGTGAATGGCACACCACGATTCCAACCATAAGCAAACAAACCAACATCCACAAACAGCAACAAGAAAAAGAAGCCGTAAGTAATGACAGGGCGCACACTTGCTCTAAGGTTCTTCATCCACTCGCTAGTGCCTTCATTCAAACTTGTGTCATGGGCATAGATGGCTTGCATTTCAGCTTGTTGTGCGCCAATCAGAACTTGAGTAGTGTTGGCTGCGCTCTCAGTAGCCAACTGCTCTGACTTGATGTGTTCAATTCTTTCCTGTGCTTCAAAACCCGCTTTACGCAGTTCTAACTCACGGGTAATCTGCATCTGGGCTAAGTCTAGTTCATGCTTTTTATCTGCCCTGTCTTGGAAAAAATCCAAGAGTTTTGGCAAGCCGCCCATTAAGAAACTGATAAGGGTTGAAAGTAGTGTCAGCATTTAAAGTCCAATCATTCCAAGAAGTTTATCTACGATTTTTGAAGCCAACTCGTCAGGCAGGTAGGGGAGTAGACCAAGCACCCACCAAGCCACGCACAGCCTGACAAAGACTTTGAGGAATAGATCAAATTGCTTTTGGTACTCATTCACCTACCACACCTTGTTTTGGCACACAAATCTTGTATCTCAGCAATGCCCCAACCAACTGCACCCAAGAGCATCACGATCACGACAACGCCAATTGCCCATGCCATGTATTCTTCTTCTTCTTCTTTTCTTTTCTTTTCTTCTTCTTTGGCTTGTCTGGCTAAATGAGCATCTTCAATGTCCATTTGTTGCTGGCGCTGCTTAATCTTAGCCCACACGTCTGCACGGCCCGTAGCCTGGAATAAGAGCATCAATTCGGCCTCAAACCGCTTGGCCTCATCCAAAGCCATCTCGATTTGAAGCGCAGTGCCTAAGTTTGATTTGTTACCAGATCGTTTGGCTTCAAGCATCGCCTTTGTTGCAACGCTCTTAGCGTCAAACATCTTGGCGATAGATGGGGCTAAACCAGCAAGATCATTTGCAACCTTACTGGCTTTTTTGACTACGCTGATTGCAGTCTGTAGCCCCGCTAAAGCTGTGATTGGATCAATCATTTTGTCCAATAACTACTGAAGTACCCCATAACAGTAGAAACGCCTGAAACAAGTGCCATGCCCATCCAAAAGCCGCCACGACCCTTGTTAGCCAAAGCAATCAAGGTTTCCATGTTGGCTTCTAGCTTGTCAATCTTGGCCTCCATAGATTCGACCTTTTGCCAAAGAACGCCATATTTGACCAAATCAATATCAGACATTATTTCCCCAAATCTTGAACTTTGTTTTTGCCAGTTTGTTGAGTGCCAGCGCCCGTTTCAAGTGCCTTTTTGGTTTGTGCTTCTGCGGCTCGTCTTGCTCTCATCTCCATCACAGAAGTTCCAAGCTGCAAGCCTGGCACTGCCAAGTTCAAACCGCTTTCCACGCCCATAGCAACGCCTTTACCCGCTTTTTCAGCAAGCGCACCCACCAATGTATTGGAATTGTTTACAAACGCACCACGGGGCTGCGCTTGGGTATATCGTGCAACATTTCCCAAAGTCTTGAGTTGGGATGCCGCCTCTTGATTAAAGATGGCATTTACATTTTGAACATCGTCTAATTGTTTAAGCGCCCTGTTGTAACCCGCTTGGCTGAAGTTACCAGTTTCGTCAACAATCCCTGCCTTGTCTTTTAACCAATTAATAGTTCCCGCAGCCATGTGCTGATGGGCGGGTGAGTCTCTGCCTAAATGCTCAACCATTGTGTTGATGTTCTTGTTTACCCCTTTAACCACAAATGTGTCAATAAATTTATCTGCGGGAACAGAATCTTCTACAGCCGCTTTCATGGCGGGGTCTTTTTCAAGCATCTGGAATCTTGCTCTTGCAGATGCTCTTGCTTTGTCAGCCAAAGGCTTGAGGGCTGCGGCTTCCTTCTGCAAAGGCAACTTTTCCAATTCTTCAATCATGTAACTGGCGGCTTTGCGAGTGTTTCCATCTTGGCTTGTTCTAGCAATAGCGCCAAGATTTCGCCTCAGAGACAAATAATCCTCAAAGGTCATAGCGTTGCTGTCAGCCAATCGTTTCAATTCACTAAACTGACCCGCTGGTGCTTCGTTAGACAACAATTCTTTTTTAAGTTTTGACTGTACATTTTTGAGCAATTGAGGGGCATCAACAGGGAATTGACCACCAGCTGCATCACGCAAGGCTTGGTAGTCTGCATCAATCCCTTTGTTTAGATTGGTGTCCAACTCTTTGTAGGCATCAATAATGCCTTGGCTGTTTTCAATCTTTTTAGTGCCGTAAACATCAGGGGCGGCTTTGTCACGAATCAAACCAAGATTCTCAACAAGCTGACCATTCTGTTCATTGAATCGTTGAGCCAACACAGGGTCTTTACCACGCCTGTTTTGCTCGTTGGACAACTTGACCACATCACCAGTGGCTTGACCTTCTGTCAAACGAACGGGGACAGGCAATGTGTCAGCCTCAATATGCCGTTGCAAAGTTGGGATGTTTACCTTGTCAATAGGAATGGAGGCAATGGCTTGTTGTAGTTCAGGAGTCGCCACAGACAAGGCTTGCTTGATTGTGGTGGCATCGGGAACGACCGCAGCGCCAGCACTCACCATGCCGCCAGATGGGGCAGTTGGTGCAGCGGGCTGAACTTGCAATTCACCAACGCCTAATTTCTTACCCACAACAGGGGCAGTCTCTTGAATAACTTTTGCAGTGGTGGTTGCCGCTTTGCTAACTGCGGGGGCTGCCGCCACAGTCGCAGTTCCCATCATGTTCTGCACATCACCAACAGGAACGCCTGTTTTCTGAGAAATCCATTCAGCACCTTTGTTGATGTTTTGACCAATGAAGTCCATCAACTGTCGGCTTGCTTCGCCTTTGTAGGCTTGAGTCTCGGTCACGCCCAATAATTTACCAAACGGCTTCTCAGTAGCGCCAACAACCTTTTGTTCAAGGGCTGCGGCTTGCTCTGGTGTCTTGCCAATAAATCGTGCGCCAGCGTAAGTCACAGGGCCTGTAATGCCTGGGATAATCCCGCCCACAGTCACATCAGCCAATGATGCAACGCTTGCACCAAACTCTTGTTTAGCTTTCTGTGCTGACCCAAGCAACTCAGCCGCCTTGCGACCTACGGCAGTGCCGCCTTGCTTTTTTTCTTCTGTGACTTGTTCTTTGGGTTGTTCTTTAGTTGTAGCCGCAGGGGTTGATTCCCACAGATCAGCCAATGTGCCACTTGTAGCGGGGGCGGCAGTTGGTGCGGCAGTTGGAGTCGCTGTAGGCGTTGTACGGGCAACCTTGCCACCCATCTCACGGGTCAGAGCCTCAATGTCTCTTTGCGCTCTAGCATCGCCTCTAGCAAGTCTTTCTTGGGCGCTTTTCATCTCCGCTTGGAGAATATCCATTCGGCTTTTTTCACGCATTGCTTGATCTTGAGATGGAACTTTTGCGCTTTTAACTGGCGCTGGGGCTTCCGCTTCCCACAGTTCAGCAAGTGTTGCCATTATCGAATAATCCCCATTTGTCGTGCCAAACGAATCTTACGGGTCAATTCTGCCTGTTCTGCGGGAGACATGGAAGCCTTTAATTTGGCAACATCTTGGGCAGTCATTTCTTGGAAGATTCGGGGATCGGCAATCTGATCAAACTGCAATTTGCGTTGACCATATTGAATTGCATCATTCTGAACAGGGCCTAAATAATTAGACTTTGCAATTTTCATGTTCTCAATGCCAATCATCTGATTAGCAATGGCAAGAATGGCTTTCTCATCTAGCTTCTTATTAGGAGTGGCAACTTCAGCCAAAGCCCTTGCCGCATCTGTATTACCACCCGCCAAGGTCAACAAAGCAGAGTTCTTTGCCAATTGCTCGGTGCTGACTTTTTCAGCTTCATAAGCAGGGATGCCGATGGCGTTGAGAATACCCGCAGCCAATTCTTTTCGTTGACCGCCAACGCCTGTGAAAGCATCGGGGGTGAACTTTTTGATGTTTTGAAAGATGGCGACACGACCAGGCGCTTCTGCGCCTTCTTTCAGAGTTATTTGTAGGTCTGAGCCAATAGTTTCACCACCCGCTGTCAACAACGCTGTTTGAGCAGGGCCAAGATTTGTCGTAAGGTCTGCTGTACCACGCTGAGACATTGGGCCAATCATTTTCTTTGCGCCTGTTGCAGACACAACTTCTGCGGTTGGCGGGATTTGAGTCTCGAACGTAGTGCCAGGCAAGGCTTGACCAGGCGCATAAGGGCCAAACTGACCCGTTTGAACAGTAGCCCCACCCGCACCAGTACTGACAGCCACGCCAGTAGGTTGCATGGCTGTAATCCGTGAACCTTGATCCAAAGTGCTTAACAACTTGTCTTTTAAGAACTGACGAATCCCCGCAGGGTTTTTTGTTTGATCTAAGTAAGGTTGCATTAATTGACTGGCTTTGTCTTTTGACATACCCAATGCAGATGCTTGTTCTTCGCCATAATTTTTGATAATTTCTGCCAGTTGATTGGCATTAACCGCTTGAGGATTTTGCTCGGCAGCAATAATCAAAGGATTGTTGATCAGACTTGTCAAACGACCCGCAATAGCATTGACTTGCTTATTAGCAAAATCCATTGCAGAAGATTCAGCACCCGTTGCCGTAGTTTTAAATGTTTCTTGTGCGCCAAAAGAATTCGCCATATCTTTGAGATATGACAAACCCGTCAGCGGTGCAACTTGAGTGGCAATTGCCGTTGCTTTGGCTGGATCATATTTGCCATTAGTTGAATAAAGTGATGGATCAGTCATCACTCTTTGCATATTGATGCGCTCTTTGTCTTTTTGTTCTTCAACATTTAAAGCAATCTCGCCTGTGCGAGTTAATTGTTGCTTTTGTTGAAGTTCTAGCGGGTTAATTTGAGCCGCTTGTTGGTACTGTTGTGCGCCACGGGCGACATTTATCATGTCACCAAGGCTCATGCCTGGCACAGGCTTAATCTGTGCTGCAACTGGAGAAACGCTTAAATCTGCCATTTTTTATCCAATCAACCTATTGGGGGGGGTGTAGGTGTGAAATAAGGGCTGAGTGCAGGGTTCATGACTGTCGCCCCGCCTGGCGTTATGCCTCCCCCACCTTGCGGGGTCAACAAACTTGACAATGTTAGAGCATTTCCGATATTGCCATAAGCGCCAGCCATTGCGTTAGCCGCACCCACTTGACCCGCACCCAAAGCAGAAGCGCCACCAATACCCAACTGGCTCAATGCGTTTGCAGTGTTTGTGCCTAAAGTGTTGGTTTGAGACTGAGCCGTTTGACCGATACCCGCAAGGCTTGCCAATCTGTTATAAATGTTTGACTGTTGGTTTTGGTAATTGGTAAAAGCCTGTTGTGCGCCTGACTTAGCATATTCTTGAGCAAACCTTTGTCGTGCCAAATCTACATTAGAGCCACCACCGCCAACATTCATGGCTTGACCAGTAGCACCCAATCCTTGCTGAAGCATAAATTGGTAACTTGGGTCTAAGTTTTTTATCAGATCGGCAGATGTAAATTCCTTCGTGAACTGAGGCAACATCGTATTGATCTGATTTAATGCCCCATAACCAGCTTCACGATAAGGTGCTTGCTGTGCATTAAGGATGTCAAACATCTCACGCTGTTGTTTGGCAGCGTCTGAAGTTGCTTCATATTGAAGTTGAGAAGCACTTTCTGCGGCTTTAGCTTGTTTTCTTGACCCCATGTAACCCAATAGGGCTGATCCACCAATTGCTACTGCTACAAAAGTCATATTATTCCCCTTCAGTTCTTAATTTTTTGATTTCATTATTGGCATCAAAAAGTGCGGTTGTATCTGGCTCAATCAATTCAGCTTCGATTTCATCAAGATCGGTTTTATCTGTTTTGTGAATGGTGATGCCAATCGCATCTGTCACAGCCAAAGTCACCCGTTTCGTGCCAGGCTTGGATTCAACAACATCCCCTGCCTGAAGCCTTTTCATTCCGCTTTCTGTCCATGCGATTATCTCGCCTTTTGCACATAAAAAAAAGTGGGGTTCTTTATGAACTTTGCCAACAATTAAAGTGCCAGCGGGTCGAAAGACTTTCCGCAAATACATACCTGGGCTGAACTGGTGTTCTGTCGTTAATTCAGCCTGTGGCATTGATGCCATTTCCGCTTGGAGGCGCTCAACTTGCTCACGGGATACATGGTTTGGCAAATCTAAATCGTTCAAAATGTGCCTCCCTTGACCCCATTCAGGGCGGTGAAATCGGTAAATTTACCCGCTGCGGGGGTAGTCAATCCAATGGTGGAACTGTTAATAATCACATTATTGATCGTGCCGCCATTAATGTTTGTGTTGGCTGCGTTAAAAGTAATCACATTCGGATTCATCAACCACTGCAACCATGCTTGAGATGGGCGACCTGTGCTTTCATCCAAAAACGCTGCATAGGGGATGTTAATGTTGGCATTTGGAATTGCCGTAGCCATTAGTTATCCCCTGCGCTTGCTTTAAGGTTTGCAGACACAATAACCGCCTTGATGGGGTCAGTCAGCACCACCTCAAAGATTCTGTCCCTAGACCATCCCAAACGCCTCCAAATGGCTCGGTTTAAGTATTGACCAATCTTGCCAATAGTCACCCAATGCTCGTTTGAAAATGTAGAGCCGCCATCGTTTGACCATCTCAGCATGGCTTGTGGGTCTTGGCCTTGACCTAAGTTGAGACCAACGCCAGGCTGAAATTGTATTTGGAATTCTTCAAAATACTGTCTTTGTAAGTCAGTAGTCAGGTGCTTTGCTCTACGCAAACGCCTAATGGTCGCACCATCATCGGTGTAAACCTCATTCTCTAAACTGTACAGCTTGCCGTTCTCGTAGTCGCCTACGATGTACATATTATTGAAGTAAGCACCGCAGTTGGAACGATGGCGCTTATAGACAGCGTTGGCAGAATCCCAATAAAGCCATTTGTGCCATGACTTTGTGGATAAGTCATAAACCCATGTGAGGCCATACTCACCCACAGATGGGAAAGTCACCACATACATTTCGTGACCTTCGATCTGATAGGTATAGGCAACGGCATCCGACACCACTTGGTTAAGCAAAGATTGCTCAACAGCATGGGTGGAAATCTTCTGCCAAGCATAACCCTGCATCATCTCGATGGTTGAGTTACCCCTTGTGTCTTTTGCCACAATCACAAAAGAGTCGGCAAATCTAGCGACAGAGTATTTAGCGCCACATCCAGTTTGGCTAAACGTGCCAGGCACTCGTTGGAAAGGGAAAGTCGTGATGCCAGCAATCACGTTTCCAACATCTGTCCAAACCTCGGTGGTGGTCTCGCCCATCAAATAGACTTGTCTGCGGTCTGCAATCAGCGTTACCAGTAGGTCTGATGAGCCATCAGAAGTGCCGTAAAGCGCCTGAGTGGATAGTCTTGAGCCTAGATCAGTACAAGCCCAATTCTGTGAGTTTGGCTCGTTATAGATGTTGTAGTTATCGATCACATCTACTACAGTAGCACCTTGCCACGGGCCATCGGTGCTTGGCAGTTGTGTAAATGTGTTTGTGGAAACAACCCATGTGTAGCGGTTTGGGCCATCCACAATGTAGGCAATCAAACCATCAGAATTGGTGATGTTGTCAGAAATGGAAACTTGACCCGTTGTGGTGGTCAATGTGCCGATCTGGGTCGCCACCATTGAAAGGTTGACTTGGTAAACAATGTTTCCCGCCACTGCAATCAGGATTTGACCACCCGACATGGTGTAAAGCCCACGAACTTGTGCGTCAAGTAATTGGGTTCTCAGAGTCAGACCTGGCGTTGGATACAGCGCCACAATCCCTCTTTCACCAGGCTGTTTGGTTACATCAATCTCAGCAAAAAAATTGATGCACTCCTGATCGTCTTGGTAAATCGATGGGGCGGTGTAGGATGTGCCGACAAAGCCAAAGTCTGCCATTATCTAAAGCCTCCATCCATGATGAAGCCAGCGTCTTTAGCACGACCCACCATCAGACTGTCAGGGTATCGTGCAATCTGTACAGGGCGCATATTGGTGCGCTTGATTGTTGCCTTGCCTTGTGCAGCATAGGCGTTGATGATGCCAATAGATACTTGGTTCACCTTGCCAAACATGGGCAACAGTCTCTCAGCCAAGCACCACCGCAAAGCCATGTTGTAACCTTGTGGCAGTTGGATGGTGTCGTTCAGGCTGTTAAATTCCCTGAAGATTGTCTGAGTAAACAAGTGCAACTCGCCCTGAGATGGGTTGGGGTAAACATAAATTGTTCCCAACAACTCTGAGGGTTGGTAGTAAATGCCTTTAGCCCAAGGGCCGTTCAATTGCTTGATGCCAATCGATTCGTATTCTTCAAGGCTGAACACTGTTAAGGGATAGTCTAAGTAGCCACCCGCAATGTTTGAGCCGCCTTGCATGGTTGCCACACGAACAAAGCCTGATTCAATCGTCAGAGGGCGCTCATAGTAGGCTGTAATCGTTGTGCTAGACGCTGTTTGGCTTGGACTGACAGTGTATGTGCCACCCTCGTTCACATTGCCACCAGCGCCCGTTTGGAACGCCACAATGCGAGTGCCTGGCGTTATGCCTGTGCCACTCAGCGTCATGCCAATATTGATGCCACCCGCAGTCACGCCATTAGCGGGGACTGTCAAAATATTGCCCGCAATTGAGCCTGTAAATGTAGCGCCCATCTGACCGCTTGGGCCAATGGTGTACTGAACTTGGTTTTGGGTGGTTTGGAAAATGATCTCTGATCGATAGAAAACCATCATGTTTTCATTTGACCATTGGGCGATCATGTCGTTGAGCATATCCAGACCATCTTGCGCCTCATCAGCCGTTGGCACTTCACCAGCGGCAATTGCGCCAATGTCTTTCATGGCTCTGGTGATAATGTCAATTGGCTGAGTCATTTCTTATCCTTAATCGGTAAGTCTAGCGGCTTCTTGGGCAGCTTGGTAGGCGGCAATCACTTCTGCGGTGTGAATAGATGCACAAATGGCTTGCACTTTGGCATCTTCAGCACTGTAGTCAGCGCCTGGCACAACAATGTGGCGGTGAAATTGGCTAGTAATTTCCACGCCATCTTCTTTGATAGCGGTCTTAGTGCGAACTTGAATACAGCCGTTTTCGACAACTTCAATCAAATCGACAGATATAACTTTTTCAAGTTGCATTTTTATACTCCAATTAAACAGTAAACATTTCGGTCAAATTTACAACCAAGGTAATGAATTAACAACAATTGTCGGTTCTTTTTTTATTTGCAATGTTCGGTCAATTTCTTTTTTTAAATTTTCAATTTTTTCTGCACCCATTGCATCAAAAACCCAGTCCAACACACGATCTTCAGTCAATTGTTCATAAGCAACAAAATATCTGGAAGCAGAAAAATTAACATATTGCGTACCAGTCATTTTTGCGGAATTAGTTTCATTTTTTCCAGTAATTGACCAATCAACATTAAAAACAACATTTGGTTTTTCATCCAACACTGGATAACAAGTCATTTTTTCAATTTTCCAAACATATTCCATGTTGCGCCTCATTAAACAATTGTGTTATTAAAAGTTGTAAGTCTTTATGTACAACCAGTGGCAATCAGCCGCAGAACCGCTTGATTGTGTTACTTGAATGTTTTGGCCTGAAACGCTGAATGTCAATCCACTAACTGAATTGTTAAGCAACACAGGAGTAGCGCCAACAGCACCACTTTGAGAAACAGTTACTGTTCCAACAGAACTTGATCCGCTAAACCATACTCGCACATTGGCTGTGAAATCTTCGCCAGTTGGAACTGTGAAAATTGTTGTAGCAGTTGCAGTTGGGCAACTAACTATCCCGTTTCTTGCATAAGCAATATCGTTTGTTGTTCTTACTCTTGCATCAGGCGCATAAACAATAGTTTGGTAATCTGCCGCCCCAGTAGGCAGCCAATCAGTGAGAGTGACAAACGCATTTGTTCTTACTTCAATGCAATTAGCTGGAACATAATCAAATCTTGGGTCACTTAACACACCACCAACTGCACTACCAGCAAAAATAATCGCCTTGTTGTAATTTACGTCAAGGTTGAAAAAGCAATCACGCACAATCAATTCAATTTGTGCGCCACCTAAAGCTGTGTAGTTGCCAGCAACCAAAGAACCAAGGTTGGGGCTTACGTTGCCATTTTGCTCAAACCAACACGATTGATAAACTACATTCTTAATTATGCCACCTGTGCCTGGCAACAAAAACGAGCCGTGTTTTAAATTGCTTTCAAAAATACAACTTGTAAATGTTAAGCCATATCCAGTAGTAATTTCAGCGCCAACATTTACGTTGTCAGAAAATACGCAAGAATCAAAATGTATAGTAGTTGGAAAAGATATGCCAGTTGGGTCTAAGCACAACATTCCGTTATAGCAACCAGTGGCAAAAACACGCCTAAAGTTAGATTTAAGCATTTGGCCCACACGAATACCAACACCCGATGTGCCAGTAAAGTTTTGCACATATATGGTGTCAACAGTAACAGCACAAGAATCAACATCACCAAAATACAATCCAGTAGCATTTGTGGTGCTTGCACCGTCAACCTTGAACCCTTGCAAATAAGTTGGATAAGGGGCATTAACGCCCCCGTAGTGAATTGACATAACCTTCGTCACTGCGGATGAAGGTTTAATAATCGAATCCAATGCACTTTCACCAATGATTTGGGAACAACGAGGTGTCAGTGTTGCAGTTGTTTTGTATGTGCCTTTTGGCAAAAATACAGTTTTACCAACTTGGTTCATTGCGTTTTGCAGCGCAACGGTATCGTCAGCAACTCCATCACCAACAGCACCAAAGTCAAATACGTTGACGACAGCGCCGTCAATCATGGAGTAAGTTACTTTTGTCAACGGCATTTTTTATCCTCAAACAAAATAAATTACTGAACCGCGAATTACAGAGGCAGAATATGCTGCGTTAGTATTGTTTGACCCACCAGCGGCATTTCTAAAACTAACTGTTGTTGCGCCACTTATTAAAAGATTCAATGCGTTTGCATAGGTTGTATAAGTAATGAATCCACCGCAAACACCTTGAGCTGCGGCAGATGCACTAAAGGGCAACCCCCCTAATGATTGAACGCTAGCATTAGCCGTAACTGGAAAAGTTATGTCAAAAGCAGCCGTCACTTGTCGGCCAATTTTTGTGTAAGTGCAATTACCGACTGTGAATGAAAGACCTGCACCAGACGCATCCGTAGGCGTCCAAGTACCTTCTTCATAGTCAGCCAGCAACTCGCTTGTGCCTGTGCCAGCGGTGGCAGAAAAGTCGATGCCTTTGCCAGATGTGCCGATGACTAGGTTGCCGTTTGGCAACACCTGATCGCCGCCAGTTGTCCAATATGCGCGGGTTGCGCTGTTGGTGACATCACGAACTGCAAATGCGCCAGTTGGAATATCAAAATACCCAAACTGACCACCCGATGCCAATCGGTACGCAACACCACCTGTGCTGGTGTTGGTTATGTCTACGTTTGTAAAGTCAGTAGCAGCACTTGTCGCTGTAACACTTAACGCACTGACCGCACGGCCAGCAGTCAAGTTAGCAACGCTTACTTTTACAGTTGTGCTACTTTGAACAATCGGCAGAACCTCTGTACCCGCAAGCGGTGTGGTTGATGCCGTTAGCGCGGAGATTTTTAAATCAGCCATTTTCTAATCCTTTAATTACAGAGGTCGTACCACAGAATAATTGATGAAAGGCCCTGTAAAAGTTGGCGCTTTAAGCATCAAAAACCCGCCGTTATCTGTGCAAGTTACAGTTGTATCAACTGTTAAGCCTGCCGCAGTAGGAGCATAAAGCCTCCAGACGCCAGCATCATTGTCAAAAAACACAAGATACGTTTTCTGCCAGCTTGCAAGCAAATGGTCAATCCTTACCCGCCATAAAAGCGCAGTAAACCCATCGTTTACAAACTGAGTTGTAAATTCAAACGATCCAGAGTTATTGACAAGCGTTTGGTATGGGTTGTTGTTTCCAGTGGTTATGCCGTTTCTAAAACGGCCACCATAAGCTGTGGCAATCAATCCATTGGTGTTGCGGTTGTCTAAAGACCGAACTGGCCCGTTGTATGCGCTTGTATTGGCATCAATTTCATAGTTTGGCGTGCCCAAGCACATATTTGGCAGACCGCTAAACGACAACGGGTAAAGCGGGTCGCTATTGCAATTGATGATTTCGCCAAAAATGTTATTGATTGCTGTATTGGTAATACCGCCGTCAAAGTAGGAGCTGATAAAAGTTGCGTTTGAGTACGCATTATTACCTAAAGTAGATACGATGTGCTGCGTTGAAGCACCATAGAACCAGCAGTTTGTTATAAACAAACGTCTAGCAATGGCTGAAAATTTCAAGTTGCACGTTGAGTTGTTTTCAAGATAAACAGTGTCCAAGTACAGAACTGTACTTTCTGAAATCAACTCAATACCAATACCGCAACCTTCAGCAGAACTACTTTCAAGTTTGCCTGAGTCAACGCCGCCAATTTGCATACCAGTAGCGTAAGTGCCTACTTTAATACCTGTCATTGGCATGATGTTGGAAAATGCTGTGGTTTTAAAACCTACGCCGCCAACACCGCTTCCCAAACCACGCAAAGAAATGTTCAAAAGTTCAAGGTAGAAGCAACGAGTTAATTCAATTCCGTTAAACGAATTTTCAACTTGAATGTCTTCTAATGAACATCCGTAATTGAAGTTATGCAGCCTAATACCAATACCAAAACCATTGAGGTTCAGGTTCATAATTTCCACGTTAGCCGCCACCTGAGTTTCAGACCCTGTGGTGTTGGCTACTGGTGTAGATCCGCTTAAATAGCCAGAAATTAAACCCGTAAAAGTAGATGCGTTTGGCGTAGCCACATTGCTCTTGATAAGGGAGTTCCCAAAATCAAGCGTAAACATTTTATTTGTAGCGTTATTGCCGAAAGGCAATATAAGCGTACTGGTAATTAGATAAGTTCTGCAAGGCGATGTTAATGAGCCGCCATTGATTGCAATATATGTGATTGCTGCTTGAATAGCTGCGGTGTCGTTAGTTACTCCATCACCAACAGCACCAAAATCTGTAAGACTAATTGTCTCAGCTAGTTTATTTTTAACATTAGTTGTAACAGAGTTAGTAAAAGGTGGGTCGTAAACAACTTGAGAAGAATCAATTGCGCCGCCACTCAATGTTTGGGTTGTGGTGAACTTGACTACAGCGCCAACATGAAGCCCGTTGACAAAAGTAACAACAGTTGAGCTTGTCTCAAGATATGCATACTGTGCGCCAGGGCCGTACTGGTTTACGCCATCAACAAACACAGACAAAGTGTTTGTGCCAGGCTGGTACTCTGTGGTTGTTAGCGTAAAAACAGTCTGGTTGGCAGTAGCTGTCTGAATTTCTTGTTCAGCCAAGAAATTGATAAAGTTTGAATTGATGCCGCTGATATTGTCGTAGGTGGCAATCAATACATCGTTGCTGTCCTTCAGCACAAACTTGTATGTGATGCCGTCAGTCAACCAGATTTCACCACTGCCAGACACACGGCCAGCAGCATCCAAAACGATAGGGTTTGTCCAAGCAACAGTGCCTGCGCCGGTAGTGTAAGCAGTTTGCGGTGTAGTTGTACCAGCCGCATAGGTGTACAGCTTGCCGCCAGTCAGGACTGCGCCGGTGTTAGTGAAAAACTGGGCCGCAACGCCGCCCACGGGGGAAAGATTGACGGCCATTTAGGTCACTCCAAAAGAATTTGTCCACCGTCCTCTTGGACGAGGTTGTCGCCAGATTCGGTGAGAAGATTGCCTACCGATGCGCCACTGTCGCGTGTGCCTGAAAACAGCGTGACAATACCCGCTAGGCCAATGGCCACCGAATTGCGAAGGGCGACACCAAAGCTCATTGCTTGTTGATCGGTTTGCAGTACGCAGTGCCGTCTGTGCTACCAATACGCAGCACACTGACGCGCCAGGGGGAGCCGTTTGAGCTGAGTGTCAGAACAAAAGGAATTGGCGTGTAAGCAGGAATTGGTGTGCTGGCACTGGTAGCCACAGCACCAACGCCCACTTCAACATAGCAAGGCACATCAGCCCAGACCAACACGCCTTGTGGGCCAGCGTTCCATGCGGTTGTGTTGCCTGCACTTGCGCCAGCGGTTGCGGTAAAAGCGGGGAAATCCGCTTTGCTCATTGGGTTGAGAAGTTCCATGATGATCCTTACGCCAAGAATTTCAATTTGTACAAAGTCCGGAGATATATCTCAACGATATTATCTATCAATTGTTGCATTGTTGAATCAGATTTATCACACACATCGT